TTCAAAAAGAAGGGGGCAGCCTTAAGCTACCCCCTCCTCGAGATCTGACTGAGTATAGCGAGATTATGCAGCAACCGATGCGCCAGCTCCAAGATTAACGTTGCCAATCCTACCACTAACGTTCACGGCCAAGTCCGCGCTAAGTCCAGTGATAATACCGGGGACGCCGGCCGCTCGTTTATTACCCGTGAACCTCGAAGAATTGGATATCCAATATTGATATTCGAATGTCACNTCGAATTCTTCGACGGCATCGTTAGTATCATATGCAACCTCGATCTGCCCAATCGNTGTAGGAAAGGCGTCGACAAACAGATATCTCTTGATATCATTTCCAGCCTTATCCATCTGAATCACCTGCAATTGACACATGTAGTTATTGAAATTGACGTCACCTGTATTCGAAGGCGAAGGATTCGTGATATCAATCCAATTTTCGAAGGCATTTCGAAGATCGAATGTACTATCATTGATGACCTTAATAGTCCACGTATCAAAGGTGCGATCGCCAGGAATCTTAAATTGGCGACCTCGAAAAGGAATTACAATCTTACCTTGCGTCGATGCAGGAAGACCCGCCGACTTAATCATGAAGGTAGCCTGTTCCTGATTTCCGCCCGTCCTACTTGGAAAGGGACATTCGACCCGAAACAAATTAGCCCGAGCGCCACCACCAACCAGCCTCGCTTTAAAATCGTTTAAGCTATGCATATTTTTTATTAGTTAAATTTAACCGCTATTAGTTATTGAATAGTATTTATTGTTAAGCTCCGGCGACCTCGGCGAAAGAAACACCGGTGCGAGTGGCAATGAAATTGAGCGAGATGAAATTGATCGAACGAGCCGGTTTGATGAAGATATCCGCGACAAACCGATTTGTATCAATTACTTCAGGTGTATTGTTAGTCGAATCACAGACGACGAGGAAATCAGTGATGCCCCTTCGTCCTGCGATCTCTCGAAGAAAAGGTTCAACCATGTTCCGGAACATCGCCTGTGTAAAACGATCATTCAATTCGAAGAGCTGATACTTGGCCGCCGTGGCAATTGCTTTCTCGAGAACAATGAAAAGCCTCCGCACGTTGATCCGATCGAATGCCGACGGTTTAGCCTGCGCAGTCTTATCACCAAAGAGAATAATACCCTGGCCAGGAAACGAAACAATCGGATTGACCGAAGCCTTATAGAGCTCATCCCGAGATGTCTGAGTCGGATTGAATGCGAGTTTAGTAATACCCCTCAGATTTCCACGATTATATCCGGCCGGAGAAAACCAAGCATCGGCGACCAGATCAGCATTGGCGCAAAGTCCGGCCATGTGTCCACAAGCTGGAATCCAAATATAGTTATCTTGGTATTTGTTGTAGACGTAAAGCGGAGACGAGTCAAAGACGGAATACGAATTGCGCGCGGCCGTTCCATCATTAAACTTAGCCAAAATCGCAGCTTGCTTAGCGGCTTCAGAAGTCTGTTGGTAAAGAAGAGGAGGAGCCGAGATGAATGCAATTGTGTCTTTGCGAGCCTCGGCAATCTGCTGAGCTTTCTGTTCGCCCGTGCTAAGCGTGGTAGCGCCGTTAAAGTCACCGGTGAATAGAAGATTGACGTCGATTGTTGCCGCATCGGCAAATACATCTAGAGCTGTTGAAATCGATCCGGCAGTGCCGATAGTAGCGCCATCAGATCCCGATGAACCTGCCGGCCCCTGAACTCCACTCAGATAATTCACTGATCCCAGAATGTGAGAAAGCGCTTCATCACGATCTGGAAGCTCAACGTATGTAGCATCGGTCGATGCAAGTTCATCGCCCGTAAGATAGGTACCTATGAAACCGGCGGAATACACGTAGCTCGAATTGCGATTTATGTAATCCTTGTAGAAGTTATTCGTACCATCTGCACGTTTGCTATCCGAAAGAAGAGAAAGATTCTGGAATTTTTCCAGAACTGTTCCAGAAGTTCCACTAATTCCGCCATCCAAATCAATGACAAGGGCGTGAATTTCATCGGCTTCGAAAAACGTAAACGGCACGCTGCTCGCAGTGCTTAATCCCTCTGAAGCCGTGATCACATAATTCGACCCAGTAGATGTAAAGCCACTGACTTTGATTGGCCCATTGGTAGGCACATTGGCAGAGGAAACCACGTACATCGATGTTGTCAAAGGCACTGTCGAAAAGGCTGATGCCGGAACAGTAATTGTACTCGTGGTCTCTCCGCTACTTGTGCCGGTCACCGTTACGAATGTAGGATTATTCGAGTTGAACGTAGGAATGTAGTCAAATTGCTTCGCATATACATCATCCGGATCGGTCCGGGCAGTTACTATGAAGACACCCAGGGAATTCCCCTTGGCACCCGGATACCGAGCGACGAATGAAATATTTGACGTCGCCGCCGACACCACGGTATTATTATTAAATTGATCAATATTACCAATTTTCTGACTCGAATATGTCGCAGTCGAGCCCGAGACATACAGCGAGGAAAGGTTAATGGTTGTAGTGCCAGTAGTATTTGTATGCGACATTGAACCTACTGTGATAGTCGCGGTGACTACATTCCCATTTTGGGAGAAATCGACACTTGAAGTAGTACCACTTGAAGTATTACGAGTGATATTGGTGATTAGCGTATACGTCGGGGTAGTAGAAGTAGCAGCGACGGTACTGGTCGTCGTAGTACTATTTGAACCTATAACAACTATAGCGGACAATGAAGTTTTTCCGAGTAAGATGGTACTGCCGCTGCTGGAAAAACTGTTTATAGAAGTGCCTGAGGCACTGCCGCTTACAGTCACGGTTAGCGTGGTTTTGGCGAGGAAGGTCGAAACCGCATTGACACAATCGTCGCCCGCGGACCTCGACACTTTCAGCGTATTTCCATACTTTAAATAGCTAGCTGCAGTTAGAAAACTACGAGCATGTACAGCATCTGGTTTACCGAAATTGAGTAGAAGATCTCCTTCCGAAGCACATGTGATGGCCGTACCGGTTGGCCCCCACTTAAATGGACCGGCAAAAGCGCCAATCGATGCCGAAACGGCCGGAACTACGTTTGTCAAGTCCTTTTCAGTAACTTGAACGCCAGGAGAAACGAGAAATGCCATAATAGTTGTCTTTCAGTTAGTATTTAATAAGTTGGTACATGATAAGACTTGATTCAATAAACTTTATTTATTCAAATTAGAAGCTTCACAGCCTTTCCCATTCTTCCATCTTATTTACCATTTCCATATAAATCTCCATAGATCGTGTCGGAATAGCAGAACCGGCGTTTCCTAAAAAGCCTGGAGGTACCAATTCATCTTCCATTCCCTTTACCTTCTCGGCAAATAGCATATCCTTCAATTCNCCNTCTTTCAATTCGGCAAATGGTGTAGTCAAAAACCATGCCAGAAGAACCAGATTCATGGCCAAATCGTCGTGAGAACCGTCGGCTCCTTCATAGGATTCTCCTCTGGCTTCGAAGGTAGAAAGTTCTACGATCGTATCGGCGTCATTGATTATGAGCTTTCGGCTTTCAATCAAGTCCTTCAGAAAAGAACAGCCGATTTTCTTGACGCGCTTAGTCATTGTCACACCGATGCCACCACGAACATTTGATTCTACAAATGTATTTTCATACTCCATGTCGTAATACACACCATTGCAAACAACCTGTCCGACGTCATTGTTTTCAATGATGACAAGTGCCGAATTAAACCTCTTGGCCAATCCAACAATCAGATCGGGAAATATGAGAGGTGACATCATGTTATCACGAAAAGTTGCCACCTGTTCAAATGGACGAGCCGTCGCATCGAAAACCGAAATGGTGGAATAATCCTGTCCTCGTCCTTTCGAAACGTCGACCAGGAGGAAATACTTATGTCCTTCAATGGGTTTCTTGTAGATCTTGATTCCGCGAATAATTTCTTCGGGGCCAATGGCTTTAAGCGCCAGGAGAAATTCAGGGGCAATCAATGTATCCGTAGATCCCAGCGCGCAGTTGCCAAATTCTTGGTCGAATTGCATCTGAGATGTATTGGCAATCGTCTGCGCTTTCCACTTCTCATCTCTTCCAGGAACATCCCACCAATCAACACGAAATGGTTTATATTCATTGATCCCTTGAACGGCGCCTTGCCATAGGCGATAATATAGATTCACTACGCCATTGAACGTCGACGTCATGATTACCTGAGACTCCTTTCCCGACGAAATGACTGGATAGGTAGATGTGTAGAATCTCTCCGCATCATTGACAAAGGCGAATTCATCAAGATATAGTAGAGAGATAGATAGACCTCGAATAGAATTGCCAGAGGTGGCTGCCGCAATGATCCTAGAATTATTTGAAAAGGATATCGAACCCTTGTTCAGAGCTTTGCAACCAGGCTGCAGAAAGAATGGAAGATTCTCCAGAGCCAGAGTTATGCGAGATAGCATTTCGCGAGCCGTCGATCCTTTGTTAGCCAGGATAGCAATTGTCTTATCGGATTGAAAGATGGCATACCAAAGAATAAATATGGATGCACTTACAGATTTCCCCGACTGCCGGCATGCCAAGACAATGTTAAAGCGATTCTCTCGAAACTGCTTGAACATCTGTTCTTGATATGGATAGAGATCGAATGGAACCAAGCCTCTATCCAGATTGATGACCTTGCAATACTTTCGAGCAAAGTATGCCGGATCATCCATGCACTTCTTGTATTCTTCAACCTGCTTCTTGGTAAAATTCTGAAGAATGCCATCGCGCTTGACGGAATTATTCCCTAGGTATGAGAGACCTAATTTGCCCTGATCGATTATTCGCTGCATGGCACATCGATTATTTCTGAGGATGTAGAGGACAGTCTCTTCTGCAGATCTGCCGTAGTTCCTATAAACACGGCAAGATTCGTTGGATTTGAAGGATGATCGCTATTATTTTTCTGAGGCGCCAGAATGTCTTTCCTCTTGCGTTGCAAATCCATCAACTTATCTGTCATGTCAGAAGTAGTCTGGAGCATTCCAGCTAGGACTTCATATGTTCGAGGATGTTCGGCCTCTTCGGCCACCATCATCAATCCTTCCAATGAGTGTTCAGCTTTGTCAATTAGGCTCTTGAGTCTTGCCCTGGAAAATTTATAGTCTTCTTCCGAATCGGATATCAGATCTTCTTTTTCAGGTTGCTTGAATAGGAGTTTCGAAGGAGGGGGTGTAGTTCGAACTGCAACCGGTAGATTTGATTCTAGGGCTTCGAGTAATTTACCAGACTTCGATTCAATCTTCTTCATAGTATAATCGCATATGCGCTAGCGTTTATGCTTATTTTTTCGCAATAGGCGATATAATGTAATGCAACCGATAATGACGCCGAGGGTCAGTGAAAACAGTTGTAGACTAGTTTCGATCTGTGGCATGAATGATACGGAAATACCGCCGACCGAAGCTCCAAAGCCGACGGCGCCGTTTATCAATGTGTTGGTGTGGTCGTTCATAGATAGTTTTGTACCGATTATTAGAATTTCGTGACCATTACTTTGAAAGTTCCACTGGCAGGATTAACTGCGGTGCTGAGGTTAAAGTTGCAGAATCGCACGGTGACCGTGTTGGCAGCCGAAACAAAGCCATAGTAGCTAGTATTCGTACTCAATGTTGCGCTTAGGGCGCCAACGCTCACAACATTCCCAGTCGCCGCGTTCGTGACGGTGATTGTCAAATCGCTACTGGTACCGGCTGCCGTGCTCGGGAAATCTAGCGTGGCCGTACCATATAGAATGTTCGTGACGAGATTGTTAATGGTGTTGGTCAGCCCGGCCAGTGCGGTCTGTTGCACGGCGTTGGTGACTTCAGCCTGAACGATGCTATTGGTGATCGTGCGAACTAGATTTGTCAGGTAATAGAAATTGGTGTTGATCTTTCCAAATGCGATTCGAAGTGTATCACCGGTCTTATCATTATTAGCCGCGCCAGTGTTGATGACACTAATATTTGTAGGCTGTGCATTGGCTATAAAATGGCCAGGCACGATCAATGCCATCCACATGCATATGAGTAACGCAAATTTTTTCATGTTTCTATTTATGTTTTAATTTGTTGAGGCATCGATATCGACAGAATCGGCTGTTACATCAGTTGAATCGGCCGATGCAAATTCAGTAGTACCTGGGAATATGAAGCCCTGATCAAATCCGAATGTGTCGGCCGTGCTTATGATGGCATAGTTGTCGGGAGTATCATCGACCGATGATACCCCAGCGTGGAGATATGTGCCAGTGATAGATGTTGGATCCATCGATGGAATCAGAGCTACCTCAACAAAGCGAATGACTCCTTGCGTCGAAGGAGGAGATGAGAATCTCACTCGCATTGTAAAATCCAGACTATAGACAATTGTCCTTCGCACATCAATAGCTCCAGAATAATCATCCTGCAGAGCTATAGAGTTAAGCGTAATCGGAACATTGACCGATAAACCAGGCGCCTCCATGTCCTTTACAACAACTGTNTATTCAGGTTGAAATTCCGGAAGAATCTGCTCTATGCATTGCAGAACATCATCTTGATTTGTCGCATAGACACTGAGTTGCATTCCAATTAAGTATGGAACAGCCGCCCAAGAAGTCTTCTGATGGAGAGTGTCGCCGACAATTGGAATTCGATTTTGATTCAGACGATTGAGTTTTGCGCTTGTATCATATCGAATCGAAGTGATTTCGAATGACATGCGCGGCACTTTAATCGCCACCTTGTCGGTCGAAAGATCGGCTTGCTGAGTAATTCTGGCCAGAAATTTCTTCTTAGGACCATAGGCTATAGGCACCCTCTCGATATTCGATATCTTTCCATCTTCGGCGACGCGACCAATCGTAATATTGTTGAACAGTGTTCCAAATATGGCTACTGATTTTTTGACAACCTGATTGTAATGATATGTTCTAGTTAGCATAGCGATTACACATCATCGGTAGATCCAAATGGATTCACGGCCGTGAAATCAATAAATTCAGTTGCCAGCCTCTCGATTGGATTATTTTGAATTGAAACGTTGCTATCACTGAGAGCCGCATCACCATCTGTCAGAGTGTACACTTGCATAAGTGTACCTGTCGCGGCCGTGATCTCCGAAGAGATTACAACAGATGAAGCCAGAGGATGAATGGTCCCATCGGTAAACGAGAGATTGGATAGCTGAATGTAGTAAGGATATGTTTGAGCTTGTACGTACTTTAGATCGGTAATTTTAGCCCGGCCAGTGGCGCCAGACTGATAGAGGAGTGTTACGTACTCATTTAGATTAAATTTAATCGATGCATCGGCATATGTAAACGTTCCACGATATGAAGCTTCAGTTGACATTTGATTCTGAACGGCATCGATTTGCTTGATTCCAGTATTTAAGTCTTCTCCACGATACTCGAAAAGTTGGAGCGTCATCTTATAGACTGGAAGATTATTCAATTGATGGAATGGAGATTCTAAATCAACCAGCTTGATTTCAAAGAGACCCTTGATATCTGGAATGTAAACCAAATCGCCTTCC